AATACTTTTTAAATTTTCATAAATTTTGTTGTTAAAATTATTATCCGAAATACTAGATGCAGATCCGGCATTACTTAATTTGAATTTATTCGGATCAATAACAAATACATTGTAATATGATGAGGTAGAAAGTCCCAAAATTTCAGTATCACTATTAGAATATGTTACTAAGTCCTTATTCTTGAAATTATGATTTTTTGCATAAATGTAATTATCATACGTGTTAATACCTACAAATGTTTTATATATATCCTCTCGATTTATTGGTGGATAAGGTTGTGCATTAATTACTATCTTATTATTTGAATATAATGATCCTTGATTATTGATAACAATTTTATCAATAATTTTTCTATTTCGGTTTGAAGTAAAGGTATGTGTATTATTTCCAAATAATACAAAATCTATTAATTCTGTTTTTTTAATTGCTCTTTCCTTTGTCGATGCAATAGAAAATGAAGTATTATCTATTTTTGCAACATAATAAATTGCACCATTTGATAATCTAGAAGTAGAAAATCCCACATTGGTACTTCCGATCCCAATTGCAACTCCGTTCGAAGTGTATATTATTTCTTCTCCATCTAAAAATTTGTGATCATAATCTAGAATAATTTTATTAAGAAAAAGATTGACTTTTAAATCAGAAAATGATATAGAGTGCCTAAATGATTTAAGCGTTGCTGAGCACTCTGCTCCAATTCCATTACCGCCAGAAATAGTAACAGATGGTATATTTGTATAATCAAATCCCGGAGATGTTAAAATTATTTCAGAAATATTTCCCTGAATGTGCGCATATGCTTCTGCTCCACTTCCCGTACTATCTACTATGGAAACATTTGGCGGATTCGTAATATCATAATTATTTCCATTATTTAATATATTAATTTTTTCCAATTGACCGTAAAATGCAGAATCAGTATGAATTGGAGAATGCAATTCAATTCCATTAACTCCAACTCCTATTTGACCAGTAATATTAATATTATTTTTTGAATTTTTTGGTGTTTTTAGTATTCTTCTAAAATTATTTTGATTAATAAGAGATTTATTAAATAAATTCGATGGAGAAATTATATGAGAATCGTTACCAGATCCATTAAAAAATACAAAAGAGTTATTAGATAAATTTGATTTGTTTAATGCTAATTTTATATTATCATTATTTATTTTTTTTATATAATAAAACCCACTACTGATTCCGGTAATTCCACTAGAATCAGTTAAAGAATTATAATAAATTTTATCTCCTGTTATGAAGTTATGCTCATTGATGCTAATTGTACTAGAAGATGCACTAGATGATGTAAATATTTTAGATCTATTTGTGGTTTCTATTGAAGAATATGATGGAAATCCAGAGAATGCAATATAAGTATTTTGGTCTTTATCGATAAATGAATTCTGAATATCTGCAAGTAAAAAATTTAATTTGAGATTTTCATTTACGTATTTTAAATTTTTCTTAATAGTATATTCGCCAAATGAATTCAGTTGACCGCTAAAAATTTTAAATTTATTATTATCAAGTATTTCAGTTACTTTAACATTAGAAATTACAACAATATTGGTCTTTTTGTCGATTATATCAATATTATCTTCTTTATGTAAAAAATGATAATTTTTTGTTGTAATTGTGTTAGTATTTGAATCTACCGTAAGAGTATCTACATATGTTACATTATTATGAAACCAAGTATTAAATTTCTTATCTAATAGGGAAACTTTTTCTCCAAGATATTTGACTCCAAAGGAATCATCTGCATTAAAATATTTAGTATCAGATGTCCCTGTAGAAACGTTGGATATAGATCCAACAACTCTCATTTGGCAGATAATATTCGTATTATTATTTTCATATCCGTAAACAAATTCGTCATTTATAATTTCTGTATTTGAAGATATTGATGTTGTTAATCCAGAGCAACCAAAAAACTGATTATGGGATTTTGATTGATAAGATGCCTTCTGGTAATTTTTATTATTAGATAAGTAATAAAAATTACCAGAAGTCGGAAATCCAAGAGTAGAATCCACAGTAACTACTTGTGGACTTGTTGGTTCAATTACTCTTGTTTTATTGTTAATATGAAACCTATTATCAATAGTGTCTTTAGAAAAACTTATTTTATAATATCTTTTATTCGCCAAAAATACTTCTTCAACATTTGATACAGTTCCGTTTGCAGTTGGTAAAATAAAAGAATTTTGATATATTGTAGTATCTTTTAAATTAATTGGATTACCAAAAATAGATTCGACTATCATATTATCAAATACTTTCCATTCTGCATCTGATGCAACAATTGTATTATCGAAAGGTTTTAATATTTCTACATTTTTTCCATATAAAATTTTAAATAATATTTTTAACGATGCATCAGTTCCTTTAGAACTATAAAAATCCCTTGCTCTACCTAAAATATTTTCAATTGATAATTTTGGCGTAAAATTTCTATTTTCAAATCCAGGAATAAAATTATACTTATATTTTTGAAAAAATTCTAATAAAAATAAAAAACTTAAATTATATACATTCGAATTTGGTGCATGAATATTTGCTTCAGTTTCTGTAAAAGTTAAATATTTCGAATTTTCAAAAGATTCTATTTCGGAAATTCCACTAAATCCTCGAACACAACCAGTAAAAGTATTTGTGGTCAATCCAGTATATGTAATAATTTCATCATCTATCTTTAAAAGTCCATACGTATTAGGAAATCCTATAGTACTATTGACTAAAATTGTTTCATCAAATGATAAAATTTCAGAAACAGTTTTTATTGGAAAAGAAGCAACATTTACTGAAGAATATGATGAAATATTTTTATATGATGGAATATTTTCACAAAGATTTATATTTCCGTAATCATGTTCTTCGGAAATATAATATTGTTTTAGAAATTCCAAAAATAATGGATTTTCGTTACCAATAAAATCTGGTATTTGACTTTCTAAAATATTTGAAATTTTAATTTTTTTATTAGTCATTTTTATCTTATATATTTTTTATTATCAATAAAACTTGAAGGTGGATTGTAGAGTGTTCCAGATTTGTTTGATCCGGAAGAAATAATATCCTCAATAAGGAACAAATTACTATTTCCTGTAGTATCTAGAACAATATAAAGATTTTCTTTTGAGATTATATCATTCGATTCTGGAATGACTTCTATTTCAATTTTATTCAATAAACTTGTTGACGTTATCATTATTGGGTAGATGATTATTTCTCCTTTTTCGTAATTTACTTTTCCTGCATTATTGTTTATAAAATTGGGTTTTCCTTTATCTAAGGTAAAAAATCTAATCTTACCAATTAATTCGCTAGAGTTATCAGGAATATCTGTTATGTATATATCTTCACTTATTCCATCAATTTTAAAAGAAGATGATCGAATATTAAATCCCTCACTATCTGCATGAAATTTATTTCCATAACATATTTCATAATTTGCAATAAAATTATAAGAAGGTAATAAATTTCTTCTCATTTTTAAAGTGGTTATATTAGAAGTAATTCCTTTATCTACATTATCAATTATGGAAGTAAGTTTACTATATTTTAGCCTTCCCCCAAATGAGTTAATATCTGAAGATTTGGAGTAAGATTCAATAGTCAATTTAATTCTTGAATCAAGGTCTTCTTTATTTGAAATAAAACTTGGATCATAAGATACTGTAGAATTATATTCTACATACAAATATTTTAAATCTATAAATTCCTGTTTGATTCCGGCAACCGTGTATTTTTTAAGATTATTTTTTATGAAATTTTTTGTAGTGTCCGATAAAAAATCACCATTTTTTGGTTTAATTGTAATAAAAACTTTCCCATATTGCGGCGGATCTAATTCTTCTCCACCATAAGCACTTACCGAGTCTATATTTCCATATAAAAAAGGAATTAGACTAATATAATCAGTCGCAGTTACTGCTCTATATTGCGATGCATAAATTCTAGGAGCTAAGTATTTAACATTATCTACACTTTCGATATCGTCTCCATTTTCCGAAGATTCTGTAGTAGTTAAAAGAGATATTCCAGAAGTAATTGATTTATTTTTTCCACTTTGTAGGTATGATAAATTACCAGAAAAAGTAAAATTAGTTGCTCCATTTCCCTCTATTCCATTAGTTACAATATATGATACTATAATTTCGCTTCCATTTTCTGGTTTTTTCCCAAAAATATCATCACCAAAAATAATTTGATATTTTTCATCATTAATTTCCTGAACTAAAAATAATTTTGAGGATGGACTGACATTAAAAATGTTAGAATATAATGAATAGTTATCTGTAGTAGTAGATTTTACGGAAACGCGAATCGTTGAAGTATCTATATTTGAATTTGGTAATATATATTTTGCATCTGATTGCGAATAATCAACTATAAACGATTTTTTTAAATAATTTCCTTCATAAATTTCAATGTTAGAGAATGAAGCAATTCCATTATTATTTGGAGTAACTATAATATCATCTGGAATTGAAAAAATATAATTACCTCCCTCTACAGAACCTAAAGTTACTACTCCAGCGTGTAACTTAACAGATTTTGCAGGTAAGTTATTTAAATTTACATCAAAATTAATTTTTGCAATTGCTGCTTTTTTTGATCTTGGAACGTATCCAATATTTCTTGCTAATGAAACTACATTTTCTCTCAAAGTAGCACTATCAATGAACGACTCATTGATAGCCATATTAGTATTATATGCAGTTATATATGAATTATATGCAAGAGTATCAATTAAAATAGAAAAATTAGATCCCTCAAAATCAAAATCAGTAAAATTGGAATTTGTCCTCAGATAGTCTTTAATCTGAGTACGTATGTCTTTAAAATCTAAATTAGTAAATTGATTGAATGACATTATATTCTAGTTGGTTGTAAAATAAATTCTATGTTTTGAATAGGAAAAGGCAATCCAACAATATCATATGAAATTTTTATATTTAAATTATTCGAATCTTCTATAAATTCAAGTAAAATATTTTTTAAATTAATTCTTGGTTCAAAATTTTTAATTAATGTGATGATTTCTTCTTCTAAAAAAGAAAATAAATCAGAATCAGAAAGTTCAAACAAAGAATTTTCGACTGATGTTCCCAATAAATCATTAAAAAATCTTTCATTTAAACGAGTCCTAACAAGATTTATAACAGATTTTTTAATAGCATCTTCATTTTTTAAAATAATTAAATCATTAGTAACTGGATGTTTCGTAAAAGATAAACTAATATCTTTAAAACTACGAGAAATTGTTACTGCCATTTAAACTTTATTGTTTTATATATCTATAATACTTTTTACCAAGTTTTTCCATAATTTGGTTCCGTTCCATATTCCCAATCATCATAATCTTCATCATTACGAATTTTTTCATGAAGATCAGTTTGTTTTTTTAAATTATGATTGGGTGCCAAATCATGCATAATTTCTTGAATGATTCTTTTTGGTGGTTCTGTTTTATAATCCGTAATCAAATGCGTAGTTCCCCACATTTGATGCATATATTCTTTGTCTCTATCGACTGGTAAATTAGACATTTTTCTCCTGTTTTAAAAATAAAACAGAACTTTTATGATGGAGGTTTCTATCTCCAAATATATTTAACGATTTAGATTTCTGATTTTATAATTATATGAATTAAAATATTTTAAAAGTTCAATTGCAACAATTTTTGGATTTCCTTCTCCACAAGTATAAATGTCAATTGCAATACATCCTTTTTCTGGCCATGTATGCGCCGAAAAATGACTTTCTGATAGTGCAATTACGATAGTAAGACCTTGTGGTTCGAATTTATGAGTAAAGATATTTAAAATAGTCATCTTTGCACGAGAAATCCCCCTTTGGATTACTTCCAATAGAGGGATTATATCATTTAACAAATTATATTCAATATCATATACCTCCAATAAGAGGTGATTACCCATAGAAAATTGTTCCAATAATTATGATATTAAAAAATTATTTATTATGTTTTTCTTCTATAGTTTGGTAAAAATATTCATCAGTATCTCCAAGTGTACCCCAACTTATATCATTTTCAACCTCAAAATATTGAGTTGATACTTTAAAATCGGGGGTTTTTGCATTTGTTGGAGTCAATGATATGTCGTAAATACGACAACGATTGTTTGGATATAATGCATACTGTCCATTTTGAAGTTCAATTAAATTAAATGATTTGTGCTCTTCTGGTATTTCACTTACACTATAATCGATTTGATCCGTTCCTTCGTGATAATTATCTAATGTTGAAATGTATGATCCACTCATTTCTCCAAAATCACGAGTATAAATTTTCCAATGCATCGATCCAGTGAATTGTTTATGTATGTTTGTTACTCCATAATCCATACAGTTCCAAAATTGTAAATTTTGTAAACTTAGGTCTGGATCTGGTAATTGTGGACGAGATAGAAAAGCAGAAATTGGTAGTTTATCGAACATTGCTGCATATTCTGGTAAATATGTTTCAAAATAAAAAGCACGTCCTGGTATAGATTTTGCTGATACCCAAATACCTTCTACAAATTCTCCATATCCATCTTTTAGATCTAAAAGATATTCTTTACGTACCCATACTTTTTGAGCCGGTAAATTAGTAATTAAGCAACTCATCCTTTACCTTGTCCTCTATATTTTTTTCGAGCGGAATTTCGACTTGTCTTCGAATACTTTGTATTCTTTCCTTGTCCTTGAATTGTACTCTTTGGATTACTTTCAAGTTTTTGATCTTTTTTATTTAGAGCCATTTTAATTTTTTCTCCTTTTAGTTCAAAAAACGGTTTTTGACGGGGGTTTTTGCGTATTTTTTATAAGGATGCTATAAGAAGCAGTTCCTATACATCTCTGAGATATAAAAAAATACCT